CATTCTTCAATAGCATTAATGACCTCGGTGCGTGACAGTGCGTGAATGTTTTTGTCAACAATCAGCTCGGTGGTAGGTGTGCCGCTACAAGCTGACACACCCAGACCAATTAACAATACAAGATACCTCATACCAACTCCACTCTGCCTTTTTTGATATCATGGGCTAGGTCTTCTCGGCAACCACCTTTTGTGCTACCATGACCTGCGGCCAGTTCAACAAACTCTTCATATGAGATTGTTCCATGCCCTAAGAACAAGCTGAAATTCTTCCAACCACGAGTGCCCTCTTTGCGGGGATTGACATCCACTAGGCACTTAATCTTTTTACCTGCGAATGCACCACGAGGCTTTTTGGCATCATCTTTGACGATCTTCGCAACATCCATGCCCATGTTCTCTCTGCTGAATGGTGCAGACTTAGGAGTAATCCCGAGAGGTGTCATGCCCTCCAGTGGAGCTACCTGAGGAGTTTTCTTTGGTGCCTCATCAAATGGTGTTGACTCAACATGAATGTCTTGGGCTAATTTTAATAGACGTGCTGCACCTGTGCGGGTGTCAGAAAATCTTTTCACTGCAACATCTGTGTTGTTGTTATAAACAGCAACGATGCCTTGGTTGGTTGTGTTTTTGTTCTCAAGCAACTCATCAACAGAATTGAAAACGACCAAACCATTACCCATTTTAAGAGCAGAACGCTTAGATTTAAAAGCACGAATGGTGTTCTTTTTATAGTCAATAGCAAATGCAGTCATAATTTTATTCCTTTCTAAAAAGTTGGGAGACGCTCTCCTAACTCTTATTACTATACGCCATCTTTATTAAAAAGAAAACATTTTTGTTTTCAACACTTTCAATGACTTAACATATTTTAAGAAATTAAATTGAAAAATATCTTAGTCCCTTGGGCTGAATTAAGTAAAGATTCTCTTTAGCTCTGGTCAATGCAACATACCAAACTCTGTTCTCTTCATCACCACCTAGATTTTCCCAACTTAGCTTTCCCATGTCTGTGAGGAGAACTAGGTTGTCAGCTTCGCCACCTTTTGACTGGTGTATGGTTGAGATTGTTATTCTTGGTTTGTCTGAGAACTTTTCACCATTGCGCATGCATGACCTTAAATATTCTCTTTCATCTGGGGCTATGCCTCTGAGCATTGTCATCCAGTCATATTGACGTGCCGCATCTGGTAACCCTAAATCTTCAATGCCATAGCTATCTTTCTTCAAAAGATTAACTGAAAACCCAAAAAAGTTGATTAAGTTTTTTGCTTCATGTTGAGATATGTTTTTACCTTTGCGGATGCTCTCCCAAGCAAGTATTGCCCTTGTCTCTTCAGACTCAAGTGAGCTTCTGGAGTTTATTGAATATGCAAAGCCTTGTTGCCTGACAGCTTGTTTTAATCTATGCAAAAGATATTTACTTCGGCTCAAGAGCATCCATGTTCCAGGATTGCTGAAGTCTATGTCTTGCTCATTTGTGACATAATAAACTTCACCTTCTTCTTTCTTCGGAGCCCACTTTTTTGGATATCTGTTTTTAATGCGAGAAGACACATCATTGGCCAATAAATGAACTTTCCTAGGTATGCGATGGCTATTGGGAAGTGTTGATTTTTGCCCTTTAAGATTTAAAAATTTATGCACATCTGCCCCAGCCCAACCAAAGATCGCTTGGTCATCATCCCCAGCTATATAAACTTCACTGGCTAAACTTGCAGCCAAGATCGCCATTTTATATTGAGCTGATGATAAATCTTGAGCTTCATCAAAAATGCATATGTCAACGGGCAACTGGCTATTGTATTGCTCAAGCATGTCTGTGAAATCATGAAGCCCATTTTCTTTTTTATAAGAAAGCAAAGCTGAATTATATTGCTTAACAGCATGCGGGTTAAGGTCGTTGACATTTGTTATTGCCATTTGCTGGTCTATTGTTCTGAGGCCAACCCTAGCTAAAGATTCAATTCTTGAACATTTATCTCCAAGTCCATCGCCAGTGTGAAGTCCAATGTTCTCGTCATAGATTCCCCTGAACTCTATCCCCATGGCTTTTCCAAACTTGCGATAATGACTATTGGTCATAACTTCATCACGCTGCATTCCCAACTCTCTAAAAGCAAGAGAGTGAAGGGTTCTGAAAAATGGGAATCTTCCTTCTTCAAAGCCAAACTGCGCCATTGCTCTTTCTTGAGCTTCGTGTGCAGCTTTGCGGGTAAAAGCAAGATAAGCTATCCGCTCTGGTGGTATGCCTCTTGACAATGCCTCTTCAACTATATTAAGAAGTGTTGAAGTTTTTCCTGTTCCTGGAGGTCCAAGTATTATTTGCACCTTTCTCATGAGGATATGAAATCCTCTATCTCTTCATCCGTCATAGTATCCCAATCAGGCTCAACAGCTAAAGACTGCTCAGGTTTTGAAGATCTGAATTTCTTAGGAGATTTTTCTTTGGTTGGTTGTTTTATTGTGACTAGCTTGGCTCTTCGCATCACTGGCTCAAATACAATTTCAAGAGTCAGAAAACAATTATCACAATCTAAACATTGCCTGTTTCTTGTCTTTCCTCTTTTATTGTATTGAGGAGCGGTTGGCTTAATAGCTAGGACTTTAAGTCGCTTTGATTTACAGCTTGGGCACTTTAACATTTTTATTTTTTCCTTTCTCAATTAAAACACTATGACAAGACCCGCACTTAACCTTATCTGGGTCATACTCCCAAACCCTGCCACGAGTCAATTGGCCGCAGAAATCACAATTCACATGCCTGTCATAGTGTTGATAATAATCACTCACTCAACCCTCCTGGATAAACAGTATTACCATTTTTAAGGTTCTCGAATAGCTCAGTCATCTTCTCAACATCTTTGAAATGGTCTTTGGGGACTGCACAATTTTTTAATATAGATAGAGTCCTGTCAACCATTTCATTGGCTTTTGATTCAGTTAGGTCTTTAACTCTTTTGTGACACTTTTCTTTTTGAAGTTTTTTATAATCATCGTATGGTGAGGTCATTTAAAATTCTTCTGTTACTGTTGAGGGGATTGGCAACTCATCATCATCTGAATAATACTCAGGAGCTGGTACCGACCAAACTTTAACTGGTTTTGATTTAATGCGAAAGGTCTTTCTATCACCACCAAGACTTCTCAGCCAAGACCACACTTGGTGTTGAGAAGGATAGCGGAACCTTCTTGCCTCAAGATATATGAACAAATCTTCTGACCTGAAATATACTTTGCCCTCATCTGCATCGTGCCATGGCTTAGCATTCATTATTTCATCTTTTTGACGTGCTTGAACTTTGCCTGTTAAAAATGCATCAAGAGTCTTTTCAAATTGACCTTGTGGACTTGCGTCATCTGGGTCAATAATTACTTCAACAGACCCCAGCAATTCATTTATGCGTTGTTCCCATCTTTGGGATGGCATTGTGCTTGGGCACTTGTTTAATTTTTCTACACATATCTTTTGAAGCTGGCGTTGATCTAAAAGTTGTTGGGTTGTCACTTCTATGCGCTCACCTTGCATTTCAATGTACCAACGAACTGAGCTTCTGTTCTCAGTTTCATATTTGGTTATAGCATCAACTTCAATAGCCATGCCACCACCGATGCCACCAATGCCATACTCACGCTTCATGCATTTGCTTTTCTCGCAATAGTTGCATATTGGTGATTGCTTGCAGGTATAGGCATATTCTTTTTTGCTAACTGATTTTATAAGAGTGTTGACTTCCCCAGCTGGTAGTGGCTCGGTCAGGTGCTCATAATTGAAACGCATCAAATCTTCTTGCCAGTCGTCAGGATTCTTCTTGCGGTAATAAACGCCTACATTGAACAAAGAAATGTTTCTTCCACCTTCAGGAAAGCCCATCGTCATTATGTGCTGGAGGCAAGGTGGTCCGTCTTCAAATTGAGTTGTAAGCTCTGGGGTGAATTTTTCAAGCTCATCAAAGTTTGTCATCTTTTTGTTGGCAAGTTTTATAAATCCCTCAAGATTAAGTTTTTTGCCATTGTGTATTGCGTAGCGTTCAGTTTCATCACCATCCCAATAGCAAAGATTTATCCAGTTGCCTCTGTCGCGTTCATTAGCGCGAGATATTTGCTTGGGGAATATTTCAGCACCACCATAACCTAAAAGTGCTGCAAACTCGTTGAGTTTTGAAACCATGTCGATAGCAGCAATAGCAGGTTCACAAAACAAATATAGATGAGCACCCCCAGACTTGCTACGACACATAACGAGAGGCGTGTCTTTAATTTTCGCTTCAAGCTCTTCGAGAGTTTCATTTAATTTTACCTCCCCACGAATATCAATATCAATTACACCAAAGTTGCAAGAATTATTTTCCCTAAGCATAATTATGCCTAGTATATATTCGCCACCATTTAAGTGAGTTTGGAAATGATCAAGCGTCGCAGTCTCGCTAACAGTCAGTGCCCGACCAGACATCTTGCCATCAGCTTCTTTTTTCTGCACGCGATATTGGCCATGGGCTTGTTCATAGCCGCGAAATAATTTCATAAATTGTTTTGTTAGTTCAGACATTGGGTTCCTTTCTGAGTCGTCGGGAGAGAGTCTGGCTTATTGGACAACCAACCCCTCTCCCTAGATGATGTAACAGATAGTTTGCAGACTTACATTACATCATCATCTTTAGACTCAGGTGAGACTTTAATGTCCCCAGATGAGATACTCTTTTTCATAGCTCTTGCAGCTAAATAAATATCTGAACCAGCGGCATGATTTTTAATTAAGCCACCTGATGAAGCATCAAACTTCATCTTGATTCCCCAGCCGAACCATGACCCCAAATCATTTGATTCAGGAACGGTTGATAGCTGGTAAGCTGTCCAGAACATGGCTGGGTTTTCAGACTTGCCTTTAATTGGAACCATCAATCTTGAAATCATTGCATTCCACTGCTTGGCTTTTTTGAATTGAGACCCGCTCATGCTGATGAGTGCAGGGAAGTATCCGCCATTATCATCCAAAACATAAACTAAGAACTCACCTGTGATAACAATTTGATTGCCATCAGCTGTCATGTACTCACCTTTTTCGCCACGTGTGCAGCTTTCAAGGCAAGAAGAATCTGAGCCATGGTCAGCAACCAAGCCACCACGATCAGGCTTCCATTCAATATGAGCACGACGATAAGTAATCGGCACAACTGTTATGCCTTGTTCACCGTCATGAGCAGTCTTGGCAACATTATCGAAAATGTGCCCAGCTTCAGCACCATCAATATAATCACCGTGACGTTTGTTAATCTGGTCAGACATCTGTTGAAGGATGCCGAGTCTTGGCATTAAGATGTCGTCTTTTGACATCCCATCCTGACCTGAACCTGCATCTTCAAGCAAAATGCTTTCATCAAATGCAACCACATTAGACTCTTTTTTATTCGCTACTTCATTAGCCATATCATTATCTCCTTATGTTGGCTCTGCGTCCCATATAAACACGGAACATTTCAACAGGTACTTCTTTGCCTTCACTCAGACGCTCTTTTAATGTAGCATTGAGTGACTGCGGATGCACCCCGACTGCACGTTTGTAATAAAGTTTTTTCTCGCGCAACTCTTCAGTAAAGGCATTGCACTTGTCATCTTCATTACGACCAAACTGAACCTCAACATTGCTTTTAATTAAGTCACCAAGATTGTTATCTCGCAACCACTGAAAGCACTGCTGTTGGAGGATCTGTAACTCCTGCTTCGCATCATCTTTGGCGCGGTCTATTGCACCTTGTGATGGAACAGAAGCTGTGATCACATCTTTCACTTCAACCTTTGCGCCATTGCTCAGGGTAAAGTTTTTGATGTTCAGTTCTTGCATTAAGTCAGGCAAGTCCTGTTCAGCCAACATCTTGAGATCCTGCTTCTTTTGCTTCAATGCCTCTTCAAGTTGATTAATCTCACGTTCAAGATCACTCATCCTTTGAGCCATATCAGCGACTGCACCAAGTTCATTGGATGCTGGTGCCACATCCTCAAGCAGATCTATATCTGTCATATTATACCTTTCTCAATTCAAGAGCTACAGGCATGTACCAACCTTTACGGCGATCCCTTTCACCCTCTTCCATATTACGCTCCCAACGTAGGACGCGCACCGTTGGAGAAACCTCACCAGCAATCATACAAACAATCATGACAGCAATAGGGTCTCCCCCTCCTGGCCACAGAAGATAATCATCTGCGGAGAAGTCTTTCATTATTCTTCTTGCTTTTTGGATTGATGGTCCAGGAAGAAACTGAGGCTTGTCTTCAGGCTCAAAAATAATTTCAAGTGAACCATAACGAGTTGCATCAGTTAAATCGGGAGTCCACCCAAATTTATTTCTTATCGGTCTGTTGACCACATAAACTTTTGACACTTCAAAGTTCCTTTCTCAAAAAGTATTAATGTGACCTGATAACTACTGGAACCGTAGGATTGACCCCCATCATGCGTACATTAGAGGGTTCGCGCAGGTGTTCTTCATTATCAGAGCCACAAAATAACTATGCCTGAAGAAAATTGAAAAGAAAAGAAGATTTTTTCAAAGAACCCAGTCTTACTCAAAGAAAACAGTTAAGAAACCAGAGAACCCAGTCTTTTGGTTGTCAGTTGCTTTCATACCCGTCCTTGGTTTTCATCTTCTTCTTATAAGAAAAAAATTCGAGGAAAAAAATTTTATGTTTGAAATTATGGAAAGTGTGGGTTCACTGGTTTCGGATTGGGTTTAATTTAACTTAAACAAGGTGCTTAAACGACACCCCAAAGTTGTTAAATTAAGGTTTCAGTAACCCAGAGTCTGGGGTCTTTTTTCTTAAAATATTGTAAGTGATTGTTTTAACAGGAAAAGAAAAACACTTTATTTGTTTACTTTAATCAATAAATAAGCGATACTAATTAAGTAGAGGGTTGCCCTCTTCTTTAGAAAGGAAAATAAAATGCTTACAGTTTTTAAAATTCGTGACACTTATAAAATCATCGAGAATGCTACAGGTCTTTCTTCAGATGAACAGCATGACTTCGTCCAGAGGTATAATGGTGGCGATCATGTTTTCTCAACTCGTGAAGAAGCTGAAGAGCGCATGAGTACTTTGCCTGTTGATACTGATGGTGGCAAGTATCGTCGTGTTCATAATTATGACGTCTGGGTTGTTAAGTACGGTTATTGCAATATGCATGGTTGGTCTGATGTTCATCCTTTTGAAATCGTCCGTGTTGTTTCGCCCAAGTGCATTGAGTTGCGTGCTATGAAAGCTAAGTTGGATGAAGACTTCAAGCCTGATTATGTTCCTGGAGGCTTTGCTGGCCACATCAGGAACCAACACAAGCAAACTTACAAGTATGAGTCTTGTGATGAGGGTGTTGTTATTAAAGCAAGGCTCGGTAAAAAAGGTTGGAAGTCTTCACATGGTCGTCATGTGCTTAATGATGAGCCAAGAAAGTTTTACGATTACAATTTTTAGGTTATTGATTGGGGGTGGGGATTGGCCTCACCCTCTCTTTTCAGAAAGGAATTTATTATGATTTATAGATTGCGCTTGGTTAATTTCCCGCACTCTTCAGCTGAAGATAAAGTTTTCAGAGACCTCAGCGAGGCCAAAGATGCCGCTGAAGCAACTGGTTTTGATACTTGTGTTGAAGGTTTTTCTTCTTGTGGCATGCTTTTATACATGCTCGGTTATTCAACTATCAGTGGGTGGTCAAAATGATTAGGTTATTATTTGGTACGTTGGTTTTCATTGGCTTTATATATATGGTTGTGTTCTGTGGTATCAATCTTATGTTGGGTTGCGAGACTTGGGATGAATCTTTATGGACTGAGCAGAACTCATGCGTTAAATTTTCTCAGATGTTTGTTTTATGATAAACAATCATAAAGGTGAATGGTTTAAAATTATTGATGGCAAAAGGGTGCACCAGAACAGGTGCCTCTGCTGTAACAAAAGTCATGCTGAGCTGAAGCAAGACTTCAAAAGGTTTTCAGAACTCAGGCGTGATCTCGAGCATGACTCAAAAACCAGAACAATGGTTCTTACAGGATTCTCAGACTACATCGGTACTGAAAACATTGGCAGTCATTATTGGTATACTTGGCATGGTGATCCTTGCAGGAGCTGTGGTGGCGCACCTAAAAGCATTGGCGAATTGTTCTTGGCAGTTTATTCTGAAGGACAGTGGTATTGTAATGAATGTTATGCAAAAACTCCAGTTGATCCAAAAGGTAATTGGCCATTCATGCCATTTAATGATGATGAAGACTTTACTTAGTGGCCAAAGAACGCTATTGTTAAAGGGAATCTTCGCATAGGATTCCTCCCCCAAACTTAGCCCTCCTGAAAAGGAGGGTTTCTTTTTGTCAAAAAATCAGCGATAGTTGTGACAGTTATTTTTACGGTTGACCACTGGAACTAAGGTTAAAAGGAAGAAAATATGCCTCCAAAGAAGCAAAAAGGCTCTGATGCGAAGATGCAAGTTCAGAGGCCTGTTAAGAATGGACCACCAGTTAAGCCAGAAAACTGGGATGGGCGGTTTAAATCAGTTGAGCCAATGGCCAATCAGAAGTCCAAAAGATCAAAGCCATACAAATGGAACCACCACACAACAATAAATTGGATCATGGGCCAAGCAGACCCAGTTGGATTCCTTGCGGATGTTATGGCAGGGAAAGAGATCTTTAATGTTTATAAAGAAGATGGTGGGGAAATTTCAAATGTCGGGAAGATTGGAGCAGACCCAGACCTACGTGTTCTGGCCGCTAAAACTCTTCTCGGTAAATGCGTCCCTGATTTGAAAGCAGTCGAAGTTACTGCACAAATTGAAGAGAGAAAGGTGCTGGACATCAGCAGATTGAGCGACAATGACCTCACCACAATTGAACGAGTTCTTGAACACGCTGTCATTGAAGGAAGTGAGAGCGGAGAGGATGAAGAGATCGCTGAAGGAGTTTACGAAGAGCTCATGGCCAACGATTGAGCCAGGACGAGACTTCCACGACAACTGGCACATTGATGCTATCAGCGAACATTTACAGGCTGTTGTTGAAGGCGACATCAAGCGTCTGATAATAAACATACCACCTCGGCATATGAAGTCCATCTCAGTTGCAGTTGCCTTACCAGCTTGGACTTGGACCATCCAGCCAGAGAAAAGATTCTTGTTCGCGTCATACGCTTCATCACTTTCCGTCAGAGATTCGGTTAAGTGTCGTAGGCTTATATCAAGCCCATGGTACCAGCATCACTTTGGTGACAAGTTTGATTTAACAGGAGACCAGAACCAAAAGCAAAGATTTGAGAACGACAAAACTGGCATGCGTATCGCTACTTCAGTTGATGGTGCGTTGACTGGTGAGGGTGGTGACATCATCGTTATTGACGACCCGCACAATGTTCGTGAAGCTGAGTCATCAGCAGTTAGAGAAGGTGTTCTTGATTGGTGGGACCAAGCGATGCAAACTCGCCTCAACGATCCAAAGACTGGTGCCTTTGTAATTATAATGCAGCGAGTGCACGAGAATGACTTGACTGGGCACATATTGGCGAATGAACATGACGATTGGGATCATTTATGCTTACCTGCTAGATATGAAATCGGGCATCCAAGCGAAACAAAATCATCACTCAGCTTCACAGACCCCAGAACAAAAGAAGGTGAGCTCCTCTGGCCAGAAAGAATTGATGAGCAAACACTTGCCAACCTCGAGAGGTCATTGGGTACATATGCCGCCGCAGGTCAACTGCAGCAACGCCCAATGCCAAAAGGTGGGGGGATCTTGCGAGCTGAATGGTGGGTTCCATGGGAGAGTGATGATCTGCCCGAGATTGAATATGTAATGCAATCTTATGATACTGCATTCTCAACAAAAGAAAAAAGCTCCTACTCAGCTAGAACAACATGGGGTGTGTTCCGCAAAAATGGCCAGATAAATGTTATTGTTATTGAGATGTGGTATGACAGAGTTACTTATCCTGAGCTGAGAACATTAGCACAAGAGGCTTATGAAGAGTGGCAACCAGACGCAGTGATGATTGAAAAGAAAGCATCTGGTCAAAGTTTGTTGCAAGATTTGCGCATGGCTGGCATCCCTGTCATTGAGTATAACCCAGACAGAGACAAAGAAGCACGTGCCCATGCATCATCAGCTTTGTTGGAGGATGGAAGAATTTACTTTCCTGCAAACAAAAAATGGGCTAAAGATTTAATAGACATATGTGCTGCGTTCCCAGCTGGAGACAATGACGATATAGTTGATACTTGCACTCAAGCATGGTTACGTTTGCGCAAAGGTTGGTTTATTAGTCACTCCACTGATTATGAGGATGATGAGCCCACTGAGACAAGAAGGATAACTCTGTATGGCTAGACAACCTATACCATTCGCTGAAGGCTCTCCCCCAGATGATCTTCAAATTGAAGATTTTGGTGATGATGAAGTTCTGATTGGCGACCCAGAGCTAGATATAATGCAAGATGTTGATAGCGAGTTTGATTCAAACTTAGCTGAAGAGATTCCCGAAAAAGAATTAAAGGCCAAAGCATCTTCGCTTGTAAGGATGTATGAAGAAGACAGAGAGGCTCGCTCTGATTGGGAAGAGCGATACAAAGCTGGCTTGCGTACTGTTGATCCTGATGGCGGCATGAGTGAAGAAGAAGATGCCAGAGCCAGTCGCGGTTTGAGCACTGTTGTTCATCCTATGATCGCAGAAGCTGCAACCCAGTTTAATGCAAGAGCAATCGCAGAGCTATATCCATCTGGTGGTCCTGTCAAAAGTATAATTGTAGGCAACCCAGACGAAGAAGTTGAAGAGCAAGCTCGTCGCGTTAAAGATTACATGAATTACCAAATCACTCAGGAGATGCCAGAATATTTCCCTGACCTAGACAAGATGCTCTTCCAGCTACCATTGGTTGGCCATGCTTTTAAAAAGGTTTGGTGGGATGCTAATTTAGATCGTCAGTGCTCAAAGTTTGTTAAAGCTGAAGACTTTGTTGTTGCGCCAGAAAGCACAGACCTTTACACATCGCAAAGATACACCCATTTAATCCGCATGCCGCGCAATGACTTTAATAAATATGTTGCAGCTGGTTGGTATCTGAACAGTGAATATTCTGGTGACGGAATTGACCCATCTGGTGATACAACTGAAGACATTGAGGGTGTTGATCCATACAGCAACTCAGACGAGACAATGACTCTTCTTGAGATGCATGTTTATGATTCTTTTGATGGCATTGATGGTGCTGAAGATTCAGATGGCGATGATAATGTTGTCGGGGTGCCGTATGTTATAACAGTTGATTATGACGCAGAGAAAGTTTTGAGCGTCAGGAGAAACTGGGACGCAGAAGACGAAAAGATGAAGCGTCTTGACTGGTTTGTGAGCTACCCATTCCTTCCTGGAGTTGGTTTTTATGGGTTTGGCCTTTATCATTTAATTGGTGGCCTAGGCAAAGCTGCAACAGGTTCACTTAGAGCTTTGCTTGATTCAGCTGCATTCGCAAACATGCAAGGTGGCTTTAAATTAAAAGGCAGAGTCACAGGTGGCGAGCTTCAGATTAATCCTGGAGAGTTTGCTGACCTTGATGCGACTGTTGATGATGTTAACAAAGCCATTATGCCTTTGCCATTTAAGGAACCTAGTGGTGCGCTGTTTAATCTCCTCGGATTTATAACTGAGGCTGGTCAGCGTTTTGCTAATACTTCAGACATGAATGTTGGGGATGTCAATCCCAATGCCCCAGTTGGCACGACAGTTGCTTTAATAGAGCAAGGTAGCAAATCATTCTCAGCGATTCACAAACGCCTGCACTACGCACAAGGCCAAGAGTTCAAATTGCTGGCTAAGTTGAATGCGAAGTATCTGCCTGACCAGTTTGAGTTTGCTGTGTCTGGTTCTTCAGAAATGATTTATGCGGCTGATTTTGATGCTCGTATTGATGTCATCCCAGTCAGCGACCCGAACATCTTCAGCACAGCACAACGCATCGCACAAGCCCAATCAATTTTGCAAATGGCCAATGCAGCTCCTCAGCTTCACAATATATATGAAGCCTACAAGCGCATGTATGAAGCAATTCGCATACCAAACATTGACCAGATCCTCATTGAGCCAAAAGAGGCAGTCAGGCTTGATCCAATTGATGAGAATATGAGTGTTATGTATGGCAAGCCTATCAGAGCTTTCCCTGAGCAAGACCACGACTCTCACATAGCAGTGCACATGCAGTTTATGCAGGATCCATCTTTAGCAGGGAATCCTGGAGCTGCAGCCATGCAACCACTTCTTGTTGCACACATTGCTGAGCATGTTGCGTTGTTGTATCGTCAGCGCATGCAAGCATCTATTGGCGTGCCTATGCCAACAATGCCTAATTTAAGAGACCCAGACTTTGAGTTTGAGGATATTGATCCTGCGATGGATATGATCATAAGCCAAAAAGCTGCACAGGTAGTAGCCAAATCACCTCAGATGGAAGCTATTAAGCCTTTGACAGCATTAGCTGGCCAGCAGCAACAAAATCCATTGGAGTACGCACAACAGCTCGCTCAATTTGAAGCCCAAGCACTTCAGGCGAGAACTCAAGCACAAATCGCTAATGATCAGGCCAAAGCTAAAAATGCCATGGACATTAAGCAAGCACAAGCTCGTCAGGATATGGAGATTGAAATGGCCAAAGCCCAAGCTGATCTTCAAGCCAAGGTTGCAAAACTAGAAGCTGATTTGCAAATTGAAAGAGAGAAAAATTCAGCTAAACTACAAATGGAGATGATTAAAAATGGCAATGTCTGATAAAATGCAAATGGGATCGATTAGCGATCAAGAACTTCAAATGATGATGCGAGCTCCTTCATCGGGATCGATTAGCGACAGAGAAGCTCAAATGATGGAATCTTCTTTAACGCCAATGCTCCCTCCTGAGATGTTAGATGCGATACAAACTTTAATATCAATGGGTATGACCCCAGATGAAGCTGTCAATCAAATAGCAACTGAAGTTGACCCAAGTCAATTTTCTGGCCAAGTAGGTGCATTACCACAAGGCCAAGTTCCAAATGCTGAGAAGCAAATGATGCCTCAAGAAGCTCCCATGGATCAAAACCAAATGGCTGAGTATCTTCAAAACAAAGTTGCAGAGCTCAGAAGCAGAACAGGCGGCCAAACACAAATGGGTGCGTTGCCTCAGGCGAACAGCATGCCACCCCAAAGATAGGAGCATTTAATGGCTGAGAATAATGGTGATCCTTTTTCTTTAAAAAATTATCAAAATTTGCAAAGAGGTTTTGACAGGACAAATCCATTCTCTCCATCTTCTGGGAGTTTGACAAATTCTAATATTTTCGGCGCACTGTCAACCCTAGGAAGTAATCTTGTTGAAAAAGCATCACCTGTTGGTGCAATGCTTAGCGCAGGCAATATTTACGGAAACATAAAGTCTGAGCAAGCTGCAGCAGAAGCAATGAAAACAGACCCAAAGTATGGCGCAACATTAATTGGCCCAACGATTCAAAATATGGTTAATATGGCACCCTCAGCATTATCCCTAGCAAGAGCTGAAGCTGACACAGATGGGGATGGAGTTGTAACAAATAAAGAAAGTCAAAATTTCGGAATGTCAAAGGGGTTGACTTCTTACGATCTCGGAATTGATATGGACAGGCCAACTACTAACTTGTCAAGAACTTTCTCGCAAGGAGCTGGTGTAGGAACATCATCTTTCTCTTCACCCCCAGCCATTGATACAAGTTTAAATCAAAACCCAACCAATCCCGCAAATTTTACAAATAAAGACTTTGGCACAGGAGGTCCACCATCAGGTGTGGGCAATCAACCTCAAAAACCAGATGATAATAGTGGTGGTGGTGGTTTAACTTTTATATGCACTGTGCTTCATGAAAAAGGCGACATGCCACCATCAGTCTATAAGTATGACAAATTTTATGGAACGATAGTTGATAAAAACATTTTTGACGGTTATGCTTTATGGGGAAGACCCCTCGCTAGGTTAATGAAGCGCAACGAAATAGTTTACAAAATCGCAAAGCCCATTGCGTTATCTTGGGCAAACCAGATGGCATATGATAAGTCAAACACCATCTGCGGCAAGAAAAGCATAACAGGCACACTGATAAAATATATCGGAGAGCCATTGTGTTACGCAATTGGATTTACAATTAACAGGAGTAGAAAATGGCTGAAGTTAGCGTAGACAATATGGAAAATAATGCAGAACTATTTATGCATAAGATGGGTTTTGCTCATGACACTGAAGGTCTAGAGCTGAGTGAAGACCAGCTTGTTAATTTCCTTTTGCTTTGTCACCAGATGGAATATGGCATTGGTGAAGAGGAAGAAGAAATGATGGAAGAAGATCATGATGGCATGAAAGTCAAAATCATGAAGGTTGACAGCGGTGACATGCGCGGTGTTATGGATGAGTTGCTCGGACATGGCAGTCCAAAAATAATGGATTATTAAGATGCCATCGACTGCTGCTAGCTTTGGGAATAAGAAAAAGATAACTCGGAGAGCTTAATGGCTGCAAAAAAGCCGAAAAGAGATGCCTGTTATAAAAAGGTCAAAGCTCGCTACACAAAAGGTGGTGGGACTTGGCCATCAGCTTATGGGTCTGGGGCATTAGTAAAGTGCAGAAAAGTTGGCGCAAAGAACTGGGGCAACAAGAGTGGCAAAAAAAAGAAAAAGTAGCGGCAACAGCCTGAAAGACTGGTTTGGCCAGAACAAAGGCAAAGGTTGGGTCAACTGCAAAACAGGTGGTGCGTGCGGTCGCAAGTCTAAAAAAGCTGGTGGTGCGTATCCAGCATGCCGCCCAACAATGGCACAATGCAAATCAAAAGCTGGCAAAGCAGCAACCAAAAGGAAAACATCAGCAAAGCCTGTAAATTGGAAAAAGAAAAAAGGAAAGAAGTAATGGGAAAAGGTTTAAAGCATTATTTTAAAAACGGCAAAGAGCACAAAGGTGCTACCCACAAAGACGCCAAAGGTAGAGTGATGTCTGGCAAAACGCACACAGGCTCAAGCAAGTTTTTAGTCCACATGAAAGACCTGTCTGATAAAGCCAAGAAAGTTGCCAGAGCATAATGGCTGAGTATAAAGGACGCAAAGTAACTCTTAACAAGCCTAGGCGAATCGCAAAAGGCGAAACGTCTTATGGCAAGAAGAAGTCAGCTGTTTATGTAATGGATGGTGACAGAGTTAAGCGTGTTACTTTTGGCGACCCGAATATGCGTATTAAGAAAAATCAAAAAGGTCGCAGGAGCAACTTCCGCTCCCGTCACAATTGTGACACTCCTGGACCAAAAACAAAGGCACGATATTGGTCGTGTAAGGCATGGTAATATGGCCGCACTGAGCAAGCTAGTGAAACCAATTACCAATAATGTATCAGACTTTTTAAAAAGCCTTTCTGATAAATATGTATATCACTCTGGGTCTTTTAAAGATGAAGGGTCTTTTAAAAGTGTTGCTGAAAAAGGTCTTGTTCCATCAGAGGGAAAAGACAGCTCTGGAGTTTATATGGCTTATAGTCCTGATGGAACTTACTATCACGTTTCACCAGAAGAAGCTACAACTTTCAGAGCACCCATAAGCCCTATACTTGAAGACTATGGCCTTTATAAAGACACCCCATCAGGAGTTCAATATGATGCTGAAGAGCTTATTGTTCCTGGAGCTGTTAGGCCAGATCTTTTAGAAGTTAAAGTTGGAGATAGGTACTTCCCAGTATCACAAGTTAATGAGGTTGTTCAAAAAGTTGGGCTTCCAACAGCAAAACAATTAATCGGGAATGTTGATTGATGGCCAAAGCAGCAATTAAAAAAGTAGCTAATGCAGAGATCCGCGCAGCAAAGAGCTTCCTTGAGAAGCGAGGCATAAAGTCTGATGAGGTCAGCCCACGCAAGTTTGCCAAAGCTGCAAAAGAGCTAGACAAAGGCTTTCAAGAAACATTAAAGATACTCGCTCGTGAGTTATCAGGAGGTCAAGTGTAATGGCAAAACAATTACAATATATGGATGCCCTTGGCCCAACAATCGCAAAGGCAAGGTTTGCTGCTGAAGGTGGAGATGTTGCCGCTGAAGAAGCTCGGTTGATGAATCCTGATTATGTTGCTCCTGGAGTTATGGAGCAATCCACAGGCACACTTCAAGAATACACCCCAACCATGCGCGAGAATGCAGAGTCAAAAATAGCAGGTGCTCTTGAGAACATAGGCATGTCAAAGCAATCCGCAAGAGACTCAGCCATAGGTTTCACAGGCACAATGGACTCAAGCAGAGGTGGCTTGGGAGTTGGGGTTCTTGATTTTGCTGCACCATTCTCAATCCCAACAGCAGTTCAAGAAGCAGGTCGCGAAGTTAAGGCAATACGCAATGACCCTAATTCAAGCGGAACAGATTATATTTTCCCAGCACTAACAGTTGGTTTAAGCGTGGCAGAATCATTGCCTTTGGCCAAAGCAGCAACTGCACCACTCAAAGGCTTCATTAAGAACTTAGCTGCAAAATCAAAGCCTGTCGCAGAACCATTGATAGCTGCAGCTGGTCCAGTTGTTCCTCGCAGGACAGTTATTAAAGGGATCGCAGCAACCCCAGTCGCAGGTGCATTAAGCAAGTTGCTTTTGGGTAAAGTTGATGAAGTCGCTAAGTTTGCAAAGGTTGCAAAATCCGCAATTCCGAATAATTTCTCATTGGCTAATCTTTCTACACTTAAAGAGTATTTTGACGATGTTGTTGATTTAGCAAAAGCTGAGGGCAGAGCAGATGATGTAGAAGTTTTGAGTAACATGGACAACGATCAATTTTTGGCTGAGGTAATTGATGATGATGATTTTTTAGATGATGCTGTTAATGAGATAAAAGAAAAATTTC